GTGAGTTCAAGCGCCTGCCACAAAGCAAAATCGGTCCGATGGTTGCCGAGCTGCAGAAGCTCGAAGATCTAGGTGATCTGGATCAAATCACCGACATCGCTCGAGATGTGCTCGTTGGTTGGTCTGGCATCAACGATGACGAAGGCAACGAGATCCCTTTCAGCGAGAAGGGATTGAATGAATTGCTGGAGGTGCCATTCTTGGCCATTGCTGTACTCAAGGCATACATGGACAGCATCAAAGGAGCCAAAAGAAAAAACTGACAGAGGCCGCCGAGCATTGGGCCGGCGGCGGCGTTAAGGATGAGACTCAAGACGATGCCGCCATCCTTGGAGTGGCGCTGCCAGAACAACCCCGCTCCGATGACTTTGAGGTATGGGAGGAAAACTGGCCGGTGCTAGAGATGTTCCTGCGAGTACAGACGCAGTGGCGCACCACAATGAGCGGTGTGCTGGGATTGGACTATGGAGCAGTGGCTTGGCTCTTTATGATGTACGAAGTAAAAGACCCACGCGCGCTCTTGGAGGACCTGCAGGTGATGGAGGCAGCGGTAATGGTCTCGATCAACAGCAGGAGCATCTGACATGGCGATGAACATGGATGCCATGCTCCGCATCAAGGCGGACGTTCAAGGCGAGAACAACATCCGCCGGCTGGGCAACTCCATGCAGGGGCTGCAGGGCAAGGCAAAGAACGCTGCAATGGGGTTCAACAACCTCAAAGGTGCAGTTGCTGGCTTTGGTGCAGCAATCGCTGGCAGCGCCATCGTGGGCGGGCTGACGGCTGTAATCAAGAAATCCATCGACGCAGGCGATGAGCTCTTCAACCTGCAGGCCAAGACCGGCATTGCAGCCAATACTCTGATTGGCATTGGCAACGCCGCCGAACTTGCTGACGTGGATCTGGCCACGCTGGGCAAGGGGCTGAATAAGCTAAACGTCAACCTGGTTAAGGCGGCAGAAGGCAATGATGACTTGGCCGGCAAGTTCAAACGGCTTGGCGTGGATATCAAGGATGCCAACGGCCAGGTGGTGCCGGCAGACAAGGCGCTGAAGCAGATCGCTGATCGCTTTGCCGACATGCCCGATGGTGCGCAGAAGGCGGCCGCAGCCGTTGCATTGTTCGGCAAGTCCGGCGTGGATCTTATCCCGCTGCTGAACGAAGGCGCGGAATACATGGAAAAGTTCACCTACAAGGTGGGCGAGGACTTTGCTAAGCGATCTGATCTGTTCAATGAAACGATCAAAGAGCTGGGCATCAAGACGCAAGGCTTCGGGTTAGAGCTGACCGATGCACTGCTGCCGGCGTTGCAGTCAATCCTTGAGGTGTTTGGCGATCTGTTTGACACTGATCAGGATTGGACCGCGCTCTTCAAGGTGATCGAGGGCGTGATCCGCGGCATAGCGGTTGCGATCTACACCGTCGTCAAGGCAGTGGACATCCTCATCAAAAACATCGTTGCGGCAGTGCAGGCAGCAAGCCAGGCATTTGCGGGTGACTTTGGCGCTGCATTCAACACCATCACTACTGCGGTGAGTAGCGGCTTTGCAGAAGCGCAGCAAGCCATCAAAGATCTGAACAAGTTGGCCTTTGGGTCTGCACCATCACCCGGCACCGGCCTCCGCCCAGGCGGCCGCAACATGGAGCCGGACACCACCAGCAGCGACGCAGCAGCGGCAGCAGCTAGACGCAAGGCAGCAGCAGAGGCTAGGCGTGCCGCCACAGAGCAGGAGCGCCTGCTGGATCGGCGACAGACGCTAGAAGCACAGGCCTATGACATGCAAGAAAATCTGCGGCGCAGCATTGAAGACACTAATGCCGCCTATGCAGGAGTTGGTGTGTCCGCCGCTGATGCATTATTTTTTGAACGCGGCGACCAACTAACGGACGCAACGCGCATAACAAATGATTTTAGAGATGACCTTGTTGATCTTTCCAACGAGCTTGCAAAAGTTGGAGTTAGCTTTGACATGAAGCCAACAATTGATTTGATCAATCAGCTTGGTGCATCGTTGGCAAATGTAGCTGACAGTCAATACCAGCAAGGTCTTAAAGATCTGCTGCCCAGCCTGGCCGACTACGACGCCAAGATCGCAGAGGTGGTGCGCGGCAAGACCGAGCTAACTGAGCTTGAGAAGCTGAACGCTCAGGTGAACCTGCTGCAGTTGGATATCCTTGCCCAGACCAACCCGGCACTGGCTGAGCAGATTCGTTTGTTGCGCGAGCGTGCCGGCACACTGGATGCCGCAACTAAAAAGCAAGAAGAAAGCAGCAAGAGCTTTGGGACGCAGTTTAAGGAATCCTTCAAGCAGGCCTATGACTCAGCCACCAACCTTGGCGCCAACCTCGCCAGCATCGCCACAAACGGCATCGACGGCCTGACTAATGCCATCGTTGAATTTGCCACCACCGGCAAGGCATCATTTAAAGAGTTTGCGGCATCAGTGCTCAAAGATCTCAGCGCGATGCTGATCAAGTTTGCGATCTTTAAGGCGGTTGGCGCCCTCTTCCCCGGCTTGACCGGCTTTGCTAACGGCGGCGTATTTGCTCCAAGTACGCAGCCCCGCACTGGTTTCGCCAAAGGCGGCACCTTTACCAATTCAATTGTCAGTTCACCCACGCTCTTTAAGTTCGCCACCGGCGGCGCCATGCGCACTGGCCTGATGGGCGAATCCGGCCCCGAGGCCATCATGCCCTTGATGCGGGGCCGCGATGGCAAGCTGGGCGTTGCAGGTGGCGGCGGTGGCAGCAACACCACGGTGAACGTCTCAGTGGACGCCAAGGGCACCAGCGTGCAGGGCAACGAAGGTCAAGGCGCCCAGCTTGGCCGTGCCATTGCGCAAGCGGTGCAGGCAGAATTGGTCAAACAGAAACGGCCTGGCGGCCTACTGACGGCGGCGTAACCCATGAGTACCTTCGCATACGTTCCAAGCTTTCAGGCGACCGAGAACAGCAAACCTCGAGTCCGCAAGTTTCAAGCTGGCGATGGCTACGAACAGCGGGTGCGCTTTGGCCTTAACACTGACCCAAAGGAATGGACGCTGACCTTCGCCAACCGTACCGACGCTGAGCGGGAAAACATCCTTGCCTTCCTTGACGCACGCGCTGGTGTGGAATCATTCGACTGGACATCACCGCGTGGCGCTGCTGGCAAGTTTGTCTGCGAGGAGTGGCAGGCAACGCTGACCAACTGCAACAATAACCAAATCCAGGCAACCTTCCGCGAGGTGTTTGAGCCCTGATGGCTGTTCCCGTCTCAGATCTACAAGCTGTCGCACCCAGCGCAATTATCGAGCTGTTTGAGCTGGAGCTAAATGCTGCGCAGCATGGCGTAAACGAAACGTATTATTTCCACGCTGGTGTCAATGCAACGGGCAGCAACGGCGACATTATCTGGAATAGTCAAGCTTACATGCGCTTTCCCATTGAAGCAGAAGGGTTTGAGTACAGCGGACAAGGGCAACTGCCACGGCCAAAACTGCGTATTAGCAACATCCTTGGCACCATCACAGCAATAATCCTGACGCTGCCCAATGGCTTAGAAGGCGCCAAGGTGACGCGCATCCGCACCTTAGCGAGGTTTCTAGACGGCGCAAACTTCCCAGCCAGTGGCGACATCCTGCTAACAGAAGATAGCTTTGCATTACTGCTGGAAGATGGCAGCTCCATATTGCTAGAACCAACCAACCCAACCGAAGACCCCACGGCAGAGTTCCCGCGGGAGATCTACTACATCGACCGCAAAGTAGTTGAAACCCGCGACGTTATCGAGTTTGAACTAGCAGCAGTATTTGATCTGATTGGCGTTCGCGCACCAAAGCGTCAGTGCGTCAGCAACGTCTGTCAGTGGAAATACCGTGGTCCCGAATGCGGCTATGCCGGCAACGCATACTTCAACACCAACAACCAGCCCGTTGCAACACTGGCTGAAGACGCCTGCGGCAAGCAGCTAAGCAGTTGTGAGATGCGCTTTGAGCAGCAGTACCGCACCGGCTCTGTCACGCTCGGCAGCAACATCCTCACGCTTACGCAGGCCAGTTCATTCAGCGCGGGCGATCCCGTCACAGGCTTCGGCTTGCCCGCTGGTACAACTGTCTCAAGCGTGAGCGGTGCCCTGGTCACGCTAAGCCAGAATGCCACCGCCACCACCGGCGTGGTGACAACTGGCACTATCCAAGGCAACTACACGCAGATTGTCGTTTCCAGTGCTACTGGCATAGCTCCTGGCATGACTGTATCAGGTAATTACTTACCAGCCGGCGCACAGGTAGTTGCGGTATCTGGAACTACCATCACGCTCGGCACTCCCGTAGATCCAACGCAATTATTTAGTGTGGTTGGTTCTGCAAGCGGAACTGTTATCGCGGCATCAGTATATTTTGCCCTAGGCACGTCGCTTACCGTTGGATGGTTTATAGCTAGTAGCTTGCTGCCTCTTAATCGCTTTACACAAATAGCAAACGTCCGTTCCGTTACTAGACTAGGTGTATTATCAAGAAATCAGTTCGTCATTACGAATACCGTTGCCGACCTAACGCAAAACACTGGGATCAGCAATCAAACCGCCACTTGGACTTTTTACATTCCCACTGCCATCCCATCAGCCACCTATACATTTTTTGCGACTGACCAGTCCTACACATTCAGGGCCAACGCAAACCTACCGTTTGGCTCCTTCCCTGGTATCGGCACCTATACCACATGACCTGGCAAGACAAGGCACTGGAACACGCGCAAGCTGAAGACCCCCGCGAGGCGTGTGGCCTGCTGGTCATCATCAAGGGCCGCAAGCGTTATGTGCCATGCCGCAACTTGGCAAGCAGCCCCAATCAATTCTTCATGCTGGATCCTGCTGACTGGGCCGATGCTGAAGACCAAGGCGAGATCGTCGCTATTGTGCATTCGCATCCATCAACACCAGCCCAGCCTTCACCAGCAGACCTAGCGGCATGTGAAACCAGCGGACTGCCGTGGCATATCGTCAACCCCAAAACCGGGCAGTGGGGCGAATGCACGCCATCGGGCTACAAGGCGCCGCTAATTGGCCGCGAGTGGGTGTGGGGCGTCCACGACTGCTGGACCCTTACCCGCGATTGGTACGCCGAGCGTGGCATCACGCTGCGCGACTGGGAGCGATGCAACAACCCTGATGACTTTCAGCTATCGCCTTACTTCGACAAGTGCTGGCGCGACACCGGCTTCAGAGAACTGAACGAGGACGAAGAGCTGCAGCACGGTGATGCGTTGCTGCTAGCCATCAACAGCGCCGGCCTCAACCACTGCGCCATCTACCTCGGCCATCAAGAAGTGCTGCACCACATCCAGCACCGCCTGAGCGGGCGTGACTTCTATTCCGGCTGGCTCCTAAAGTGTACGGGTAGGAGGTTGCGTCATGTTGCGTAAGATCAAGCTATACGGCAAGCTGGCCAAGTTTGTCGGCCACCGCATCCTTGAAGCTGACGTAGCAAGCGCCGCTGAAGCCGTGCGATTCCTGGTTGCGAACTGGCCCGCGCTGGAACGCCACATGGCTGACCAGCACTATCGCGTCAGCGTCGGCACCTACGACCTCGAACTAGAAGAGCTGCACCACCCTGCCGGCCAACAAGAAATCAAGATCGTGCCCGTGATGGCTGGCGCTGGTGCAACGGGGCGGATCATTGCGGGGATTGCGTTGATTGCGCTGGCCAGCCTTGTGACGTTTGGAACCGTTGGCGGGATTTTTGCTGCAGGGGCTCTTAACGCTGTTGTTTTTGGCGTCGGCGCCAGCCTCGTTCTTGGTGGCGTAGCCCAGCTACTCACGCCCACGCCAAAAGTCCCCACCGGCCCCGACACACAAAACGATCCCCGCAAGAGCTACAGCTTCAGCGGCATTCAAAACACCAGCCGTCAAGGCGTACCGGTGCCCATCGTCTACGGTGAAACCATCGTAGGCAGCGTGGTCATCTCCGCTGGCATTGACACCGTGCAGGTGCAGGCATGACGATCATCGGCGCAGGCGGCAGCGGTGGTGGCGGCAAAGGTGGCGGTGGCGGTGCTGCTCGCACCCCAACCACTGCAAACGACAGCCTCGACTCAACTCAGTACGCCCAGGTCATCGACCTAATCAGCGAAGGCGAGATCGCTGGATTGAAAGACGGGTTCAAAAGCATCTTCCTTGATAACACCCCGCTGCAAAACCCAGACGGCACCTTCAACTTTCAAAACGTCACGATCTACACGCGCAATGGCACCCAGAATCAAGATGCCATCCCTTTTGCTGGTGTAATCGAGGATGAACGTCCGGTCAGCGTAACGGTCCGCAACGATGGTGCCGTCACTCGCACCATCACCGACTCACAAACTGAAGCAGTCCGCGTCACCATCACGGTGCCACGCCTGGAGCGCATCACCAACGAGGGCGACACCGTAGGCGAATCGGCCAGGCTGCAAATCGCCATCCAGTACAACGGTGGCGGCTTCACTACCGTCATCGACGACACCATCGCAGGGCGATCTGGCGACCTGTACCAGCGCGATTATTTAATTGGCCTAGCTGGCACGTTCCCAGTTGATGTCCGCGTTACGCGCATCACGCCAGATAGCAATGACCTGCGGCTGGCCAATGAGTTCTCTTGGTCCAGCTACACAGAAATCATCTACGCCAAGATCGCCTACCCCAACAGCGCACTGGTTGGCATCCGCATCGATGCCGAGCAGTTCAACAGCATCCCCAGCCGCAGCTATCGGGTGCGTGGCGTCAAGGTAGTTGTACCCAGCAATGCAACCGTCGATCAAACCAACGGCCGCATCACCTACGCAGGCGTCTGGAATGGCACGTTTGGCGCTGCACAATGGACTAGCGACCCAGCATGGATCTTGTGGGATCTGCTAACCAGCACTAGGTACGGATTTGGTGAGCACATCACCGCCGCAAGCCTAGATAAGTTTGCATTTTTCTCCGCGTCTCAATATGCCTCTGAGCTGGTGCTGGATGGCTTCGGCGGCTACGAGCCTCGCTTCTCCTGCAACTGCAACATCCAAACGCAGGAAGATGCGTACAAGCTGATCAACGATATGTGCAGCGTGTTCCGCGTGATGCCCTACTGGGGCCTCGGCTCGCTGACCGTTGCCCAAGATAAGCCCGTCGATCCGGCCTACCTATTCACGCTGGCGAACGTCACAGAGGAAGGTTTCAGCTACAGCAACAGCAGCCTCAAGACGCGGCCCAATGTTGCCGTAGTCAGCTACCTCGACTTGGAACTACGCGACACTGTATTTGAGGTAGTTGAAGATGCTGAAAACATCGCCAAATATGGCGTCATCAAAACTGAAATCAGCGCCTTTGCCTGCACCAGCCGCGGCCAGGCACGGCGCATTGGCGAGTGGATTATTTACTCCGAGCGCTACGAAAATGAAACCATCACATTCACAACCAGCGTTGATGCCGGTGTTGTAGTGCGGCCAGGGCAAGTAATTGAGGTAGCTGATCCAGTCAAAGCGGGCGCAAGACGCGGCGGGCGCATCTCTGCTGCAACCACAACGGCCATTACAGTTGATGACGCCACCGACCTGACGGCATCAGGCGCTCAACTGTCGGCAATCTTGCCTGACGGCAGCGTCGAGAAGCGCACGGTTTCATCCATCGCCGGCAATGTCATCACGGTATCGGCAGCATTTACCACTGCGCCAAATGTAAACAGCGTCTGGGTCTACGAAACCAGCAACATCCAACCGTCAACGTGGCGGGTGCTAGCCATCCAAGAGCAGGACGGCATTAACTACAGCGTCAGCGCACTATCGTATAACTCCAGCAAGTACGATTACATTGAGCGCGACCAGCCGCTACAGCAGCCCGACATAACAGACCTGAACATTATCCCCGAACCGCCAACCAATTTAGCCGCTACAGAATTGCTATACGACGGTGGAGGCATTGCCAAGAGCAAGCTTGTTGTTGATTGGCAGCCAGTGCTAGCAGTTAAGGACTACAAGATCCGCTGGCGGTTTGGTTCCGGCAACTGGAACATCTTCACGATTTCGCGGCTTGACTTTGAAATCCTCGACACATCCCCCGGCGTTTACACGATTGAAGTCTATTCAATTGGCGCCAACTTAAGACCATCGCTGGAACCTGCACTACTGACATTCCAAGCATTTGGCAAGACTGCGCCACCCGCAGATGTAGTAGGCGTCAGCCTGCTTGCAATTGACGAAGCAAGCGCCATCATCAGTTGGGAGCGCGCCACTGAACTTGACGTGTTGCTAGGCGGCAAGGTGCTAATCCGGCACAACGTCGCGATTGTCACCCCTGCATGGGAAGACTCACAGGATATTGTGCCAGCGGCGGCAGGCAGCCAAACGCAAAAGCAAGTGCCACTTCTTGAAGGCAGCTACCTACTGAAGTTTGAAGATGACTTTGGCAACCGTTCCGTAAATGCCACTGCAGTAGTAGTAGACCTACCTACACCGCAGCCACGCTTTGCGGTGAAGGTATACGCAGAGGATCAAGAGACGCCACCCTTTAGCGGCAACGTCACGGGGATGTATTACGACCCAGAGCTAGACGGAATTGTTATTGACTCTGGCCAGCTCATGGACGACATGGCTACAGACGGTGACTTCGATGCTCTTCCAACTATTGACGTTATTGGCGGCGTTAATCCTGCCGGTGAGTATGAATTTGGTAGCTCATGGGATATGGGCAGCGTCTTTGACGTAAATATCAGGCGGCGTTTCGTGGCACGACCGCTTCTGCCTGGTCAGTTATTTGACGACAACACACTGCTAATAGACGAGTGGCCGCAAATTGATGAAGACAATCTTGACAGGGTAAACGCAGAGATGTATGTGCGCACTACCAATGACGACCCTGCCGGCACTCCCGTTTACGGCGATTGGAACCAATTTGCAAATGCCATCGTGCGCGGCAGGGGCTTCCAGTTCAAAACCATTGCCACATCAAGCGATCCTTCGATAAACATCCTGATCGACGAGCTTGGCGTGGAGATGGAGCTACAGCTATGCACTGAGCAATCAGCAGTGCTTACTAGCGGCGCCAGCACCTACGCCGCTACCTTTGCCAATGCCTTCTACCAGGCACCCAACATCGGCATTACAGCTAACGATATGGCCACTGGCGACTTCTTCTTGATCACCGCAGTGACACGCCTTGGCTTTACAGTAGAATTTAGGAACAGTGCTGGCACATCCGTGAGCAGACAGTTCAGCTACACTGCCGTCGGCTACGGCAAGGAGATCTAAGCAGTGGCACAGCACGACCACATCATTTCCAACCAGTCAGGCGCCGCATTCCGTAGTGACCTGAACAACGGCCTAGCCGCAATTGTTAGCCAGAACAGTGGCGCAACGCAGCCGAGCACCA